GTCATCTGGAAAGCCAGCCGCGCGGCTCTGAGGGTGGAGTTGCCGCCGACGATCACCGCCGAAGAGGTTGTTGAGCATTTCAACATCGACGAGGAAGGCATCGACATGGCCGCTGGTATTGCGCACATGGTCAACGGCGCCATCTGGTCCTGCGCAGCGTTCATCAAGCAAGCCGGAATCGAGGTGAAGCATGGAACTGCATGACGGTGACGCGACCTTCGTAGGTTCGTTCAACAAAGTCGGATGGACTGATGATGGTCATAAGATGACCTTCGGTTTTCGTCCGCCACGCGGCGAGCAGTTCGTCATCATGTTGCTCGGTTCCGCCAAGAAAGACGCAACTGACTTCGACTTAGAGGCGGCGCTCAACCGCCTAGGCTTCTATCGGAGGGAAGAGTCATGACCGACCACGCAGAGCTGCGGAGGGTGGCTGCGCTGGCTCATCCAGACGCCGAATGGTTCATCGCGCGAAACCTTGATCACCCGAATATCGACAAGCCGGCAGCGTCATTCATCGCCACCGCCACCCCCAAGGCCGTCCTCGCCCTGCTGGACGAGATCGACAGGCTCAAGGCGGAGAGCGACAGGCTGCGTCAAGGCATGAAAGGCGACTACGACATTGACGCATGGCTTGACTGGTCGAAAGAGAAAGAGCAGATCAAGGCGCAGAACGATGCGCTGCGCGAGAGCCTGCAAGCGCTGATTCATATTTCAGACGCTACAGGCTGGGAAGACCATACCTGCGGAGAGATAGCCAAGGCGCGAGCAGCCCTGGAAGGAGCTAAGCCATGACCGATATCAACAAGCTGAAGGAATTGGCGGTGCGTGCTCTTCCATTTGCACCAGGGGAATGGTTCGTGGAGAACGGAATCGACCAAGTGCGCGATTGCGCGAACGATTTCGTTTGTGAGACGGGCGAGGATGAGCCAATCAAGGCATCCTTCATCGCCGCCGCCAATCCACAAGCCATTCTCAAGCTGATTGCCGAGGTGGAACATCTGCGCAAGGACGCCGCGCGATACCGGTGGCTGCGAGAGCGAGACCTCGAAACGATCAGACAAGGCGGCGTATTCGCCGGGATGACCCCTGAGAACATCGTACTCAACCAGGAAGACCTGGACGCTGAAATCGACGCAGCCCTAGAAGGAGCAACGCAATGAACGACCGCGAACTACTCGAACTGGCGGCGCGGGCGGCGGGGATCAAGGCACGCTGGTTCCGAGTAAAACAATGGCGACAAGTCGGTGGTTATAGGATGCAAACAGGGCAGGAAGATGTTTTTGGAACTCATCATAGCAAGCCTTGGAACCCGCTCACCGACGACGGCGACGCGCTGAGGCTGGCTGTGAAGCTGGGCCTTACCGTAGACATTGATCTAGATGAGTCGTGGACCGAAATCGATTACACGGCAGACTATCAAGATAAGGAAATTCGGGAAGGCCATGGGGGCGGCACAGACCCATACGGGGCTACTCGACTAGCCATCGTCCGCGCCGCCGCCGAGATCGGCAAGTCTATGGGAGGTGGGGAGTGAGCGAAACCGCAGAAATGAAGACCTGCGAGCTTGAGGGGGCAGCGCTGGATTGGGCCGTTGCAATGGCTGAAGGCGAAGAGGTCATTGTCCATGGCATTGGACAGTACCGTTATGACGTGAGAGGTGGCATTCACTGCTGCAAATATGGCTGCACCTTTGGCCCTCGCTCGATGACTGAAGAAGTCGAGCGATACGAACCTTCGGACTCATGGGCTCAAGGCGGACCACTGATCACCAAGTACCTCATCGAGTTCGCAGTCGAGCACGCACGGACGATATGCGCCTGCCTTTGCGACGAGAACGGAATGTACATCAGTGGTTGCTCATATGGAGATACGTACCTGATCGCCGCATGCCGAGCCATCGTTACAGCCAAGCTAGGGGAAACCGTCAACGTCCCAGCCGAACTCATCAAGTAACCCAGCCGGGCGCCACTAGCTCTCTCTGAGCTAACCCGGCTGGTCAACAAATCCTACCATCATGCCCTCCCCGGCAATAGCTGGGGTGGAGAGGTATTGCCTATGAGTACCGCAGAGCAAATCGAGTACGAAGACAAGGTGCCCGAACAGGTCATGGCGGCGCTGCTTGGGATAACCTACCGCGCCCTACAAACCAGACGGTCAAAGGGACAGATTCCAGAAGGCGTCTGGAACAAGGTCAACGGGAAAATAATCTACAGTCGACGGAGATACGACGAATGGCTCGAAAGCCTTTGGGTATGCCCACCGGGGTGGAAGTCATCGGCAACTCTATCCGTATCCGCTTCATGTGGAACGGAACAAGGAAGTGCGAAACACTCCCCTATCCCGCGACGCAAAAAGGGATTAAGACTGCATCCGGTCTTAGAGATCAGGTAGTCCAGGCCATCAAGCTTGGCATCATGGACGAAGCCAAGTATGCGGAGTTCTTCCCCGGTTCTGCGATTGCGGAATCGGTCAGCAGCCAAATCCCTCTGTTCGGTGAGCATGCTCAACTCTGGCTAGACAGCCGAGAGATCGTGCTTGGCACCCGCAAGAACTACAAGAGCATCCTCAACCAATACTGGATGCCGCATCTCGCAGTAGCCCGGCTGGACCAGATCACCCCTACCCTCTTGCGCCGAATCATCAGCAGCATCGAGTGGACGTCGCCAGGCGTGAAGCGGAACGCGATGTTCAAGCTATCGACGATCCTAGATTCCGCTGTGAAGGACGGGCTGATCAAGAAGAACCCGATGGCGCCTCTTGAGAAGCCGAGGGTTTCGAAGAAGCTGGTGGATCCTTTCACCAGGGACGAAGCAGAACGCATCATCCAACACCTGTACGCGACCCTTGGGAAGTACTCAAGGATCTACGCCGCGCTGTACGAGTTTCTGTTCTTCACAGGGTTGCGGCCTGGGGAAGCTTTCGCCCTCAGATGGGACGAGGTAGACGAAGAGGCCAGGCGCATCCACGTGTGCCGGATCGTCATAGATCGCGGAATCGAAGAGCGAGTAAAGACCAAGCACGAACGCGACGTCCTGCTCAACGAACGCGCCCTGAATGCCCTGGCAGAGGCCAAGCGGATTGCTCGGCTGAAGCGCGTCGCCTCCGTCTCCGAATTCGCAGTAAGCCCCTTCGTGTTCCCTCCGAGCAAGGGCGGGCTGTGGATCAAGGAGCCAAGTGTTACCATAAAGCACTTCCACGCCGCGCTGGATGCTCTATCCATCCGAAGGCGCCGGCAGTACGACACCCGCCACACATACGCGACCATGTGCCTGATGGCTGGCATGAACCCTGCGTTTATCGCTGGGCAGCTAGGCCACAGCGTGCAGATGCTGCTATCGACCTATGCCAAGTGGCTGAACTCCGCCTCGGATTGGAGCGAACTGGAGAAGCTACAGACCAGGGTTAAAACTGGTACGGAATTGGTACAGGAAGCAGAGGAAGGCGCGTAA